AAAGTAAATGATTTTTCTCTAGACGTCTATCAACCTCTTTGGCCTTTCCCTTCTTGACTTTGTGTTAGTTGCATTCCTGCCTTCAAGTTCAGCTATCCGCTTTTTGAGCTCTGATATCTCTTCATCCTTGCTATCTGTATGATCATATGATCTGAACTGGTATTGGGTTCCATCGAAGTCAACGGTTGCTGTCGTAGCATGTAGAAATTGGTGAGGGCTGCCTTCAACTACTGTAGGCGATCTAGGTGGTTGGAAACCGTCGCTGACCTCTCTGCTATTCAGTGTATGACCAAACAGATCGTGCAACTTTGACTCAGCAGCCATAGCAAGATCACTAAGGCCCCTTTGGGTTGCAACCCTAGCAAAGTTGATGAGCTTTGGCTCTGTTGTTATCTTGTTCAGCCTTGATCTAAGCTGCCTTGGAGTCAATGTGTCGAATCTATGATTCTCTTTTTCCATAGGCGTCATATGTCTATTTTCCTCTTGAGCCTTTCACCTTTCTTCTTGAACATCGTCTCTTTTCTTCTCTTCTCTTCATCCTTAATTGATTGCTTCCTTTCAAGCCTTTCAAGTTCAAATTCACTTGGGACACATATAGCATTCTTGAAATTTACACATTTCTCTGAACACTCATCAGCATATATATGTTTCCTTGAGTGCTTACAATGGTCCCTGAATGTACACCTTGATCTTGAGCACCTGACATACAGTCCAGAATATGATACCCAATCAGCCATCTACTTCACCCATCAAGTATTTCTTCATTTCATCTTTATCTGCTACTCTTGAGAATGCGTCAACTCCGTCCTGTAGATCATTGTATATGCTCTTCTCTACTGTTGCTTTCCCTAGCAGATAATAGAAATAGCACCTCTCCGTCTGGCCACCTCTATGAATCCTTTTCAGAGATTGCTTATGGTTGATTACTGATCCACCTAGCTCATAATATACACAATATGTAGCAGCAATCAGATCTATGCTTGCTCCTCCTGATTTTATGTTACATACTATGACTCTGTATTGAGGGTCTGTTTGGAATGTGTTGTACTCTTTATATTTATCCTTGGTTGCTCCACTTAATGATCTGAACTTCACTTTCTTTTTCTTTAGCAGCTTCTCTATAAGAACCCTGCTCTGTATAAACTCAGTGAATATCACAATCTTGTGGTGCTCTACAACATTGTCAACTAGATTCCACAGAACATCAAGTTTCGGATTATCATTGAATATATGATTGGATGATTTTATGAACCCGCTTGCTATTGTTCTGAACCCTATTGACTTGTTCCCTATGTCTCTTGTAAGCTCATCATCGTCCTCATTCATAAGGCTTGTGTATGCTTTCCTCTGGGCGCTGCTAAGCGAGTATTCCAAAGTTCGGAATACTTTTGGTGGTAGGTCGTCTACCTCTTCTTCTTTATATCGGATTGCCTTGGTGAACAATTTCGACCTAATATCTGCTTCACCATTACGAGTTGGTTTCAATACAGGTATCCACCGTCCATTAAGCATCCACCCTTTGTCTTCAAAGTGATTCCTCTTGAAATGGGTTATGCTCTTGCCGAATGTCTCACCTTGATCAATTATGTAGTATTGTGCCCATACATCAAGCAGAGAATTACCAAAAGGAGTTCCTGTCAACAGAAGCCTGTTCTTTATAGGTATGCCTATCAGCTTTATGATCTTGAATATTAGGCTTTTATGATTCTTGATTATATGGGACTCATCTACAATTATGAAATCGAACTCCTTGCTAGCAAAACCTTTTAAGGCTGCTTCATCTATGACTTCTTTCTTTATAGGCTTGCCTTTAGGACTAAGCCCTGCTGGCACCCTTTTAGTGACCATTGTCCTGAGGCCTTCATAATTGATTATGTAGAAGTTTGAGCTTTTACCAAACAGCTTCCACTTCTCATTCTTAGAGCCTCTTAAGCATGAAGCAGTTAGGTCTGAATGGGTTATGACTTCATCCCTCATCTTCTCAACTGCTGTATTCAAACAGAGGAATAGGACTTTTATCTTGCCTCTGCCATCATCAGCATATCTTACAGTGTCTATGGAGACTTTTGTCTTTCCAGTCCCTAAGTCAAGTGCATCAAGGAACCCTGGGTTACTTATGTTAGCAAGGAAAGCTGATATCTGGTGCTTCCAAGGGTCTGTCTTGAATTCAAACCTATCTGGAACCATTTCCAATAGTTCATCCCTGCTAAAAAGCTTCAAGTGGTTCCAATCAGTGCTACTCATCATCTGTCTCCAAAATAGGCTCGCCTTTCAGATATGGACCATATGCCTCTTTGTGCCATCTGGTCCATTCTGCTACAAACCTGCCTACTGTGAAATCTCTCTTCACGGCTACTCTTGACCCTTGCCTTCCTGTTGTGTTCTTGAAAAGCCATAACCTGTAAAACCATTTCTGCTTCTCTTCTTCAGAAGCATTTATGCTTATCCCTACTGTTGCTTTCCTGAGCTTTGTTTATGTTATCTGCTACATTTGATGCACCCATCCATTCAATCTCATCGCCTCCCCTTTGTGTTTGGGCCGTAGTGACGATGCATACATCCTGATCCTTTGCGTAGTTTTTTAAGAATGTATGAATTGCTGTGTTCTCATCTCTCGCTGAACTGTACCTTACCCCCTTCGGTGGTAGTAGCTCATCTGCTGAATCAAACAGTAGAAGGTCTATTTTTCTACCAAACTCTATCTCTTTCTCTTCAATCATTGATGGTAGGTCATCGACGTGTGATGACTTTTCCTCTTCTGATAGCAGGAGCACTTCAGCTCCCCTATTCATAATTGACTTCATTCCTTCTCTGGCCCCTTGAGGATCAGAAAAGACTTGATCCTTTGTCCAGCAGTTCATACTCATCTTCATCCTTATCCTTGCCAAGTAATTAGACATCTCTGTTGGTATCAAAAGGGGTGTGTAACCAAACAAAACAGCCATCTTGGCTAAATGGTTGACGCACCAAGATTTTCCTCCACCTAAGTATGCTTGTATTACAACATAGTCTCCTCTTTTCAAACCGCCTCCAAGTTGGTTGTCTAAAGGCTCTATGTTGAACTTCGTAACACAGTCTTTTTCATTCAGAAACTCTGGCGGGTCTTGTAATATGCTTTCAACCTTGCTTCCACCCAAGACTATGCTTGCCTCTTGTGTCACCATCCGTATCTCATCTAGTGCTTTATCAGGGTCTATCTCTACACGGTCTTGAAGCTTGATTAGCCTATTCGTAAGCCCTATAACAAGCCTCTCTTTCATAAAGGCATCAATCCTATCAAGCACCAGCTCTTTTGAAAAATCAGGCATCCCGTACAGCAGCTCAATGTAGTTATAGAACATAAGCTCGTCATCTTTTCTGATCTTCTTTGTTACGACTCTGACTGATATCTCATCTATGATGTCTTGACCAGGTGCTTTCCCATAATTCGTGTAGAACTCTGATAAGATCTTGAATGTTTTTTGTCTTACTTCTGATGAAAAATGTCTAGGCTCAATATTTTTCCGCATAATTTGGGATAGGCAGCCCTTATCCTCTATACACATATACAGTATTCTGTCTTGAGTGTTCTCGTTTAGGTCCACTTAAACCTCCACTATTTTAACATCGCTGAGAACAACATCTTCAACCTTCACCATCTCAATTTCGTGTCTCTCTGTGATCCAATACTCATATCTGTCTACAGCTGATTTGCTGTAGATCCAATCTTCAAAGTTGAGTTTATTCATTTTCCCAGGCCCAAGACTGTTGAGATTTGGGAATCTCTTGTATCTGCTGCTTCTTTCATATATTAGTGTGAAGTAGTCTTCAAGCATCAATTCAATTCTGTTTTTATATGGTCCTCTCAGCTCTTCCATATATTCATAGATTCTTAAGAACAGCTTGAAGTATCGGTTACTGAGGTCTTCGTGGATTTTGTGTCTTGATCTGAGGTATTTTTTGTGGGCTCCAAATTTCGGTTCAACTTCTTCTTCAAGCACCCTAATTGTTGTTTCTACGGCTTCCACTTTGTTGAGAGGCCTTTTGACTCTTATCATATGATTTTCTTCCGTGGGGCTTTATGTTGAGGCATATCGGATACTTACCCTTGCAAAATACTAAGACTTTACCCTTATTCTAATGCAAAGTAAAGAATTTTTTAATTCTCCTTTACTTTAATGGTAAATAGGGATATAAATATAGCAGTTGACTGAAATTAGGAGGTAGAAAATGGCTGGCAAAAAATTGAGTTTGGATGAGTACAGAGATAGGCTAATTGCTAGGTATAGTCAAGAAGTACTTGATGATTTTGACAAGGTGTTTACAGGTGAGATGATCCTTGCTAAGATCCATAGAAAATATGGATTTTCAAAGATGAGAGCAAGCCAAATATTCACTAGGCTCTACGGTAAAAGCTTCACCAAGACAAAGAAAGATGGTGGTGCTCGTAGAAAGATAATGAATATTGCCGATAAACCTGTCAGGACTATCATGGTTCAGATCCCTTTGGAGGATCATAGTAGGCTTAAACACTACTGTGAAGCTACAAGCACTTCTATGTCTGCTCTTGTTAGGATGTCCTTGGTTGACTTCATGAACAAGAATCGTTGGGCCAGAGCTGCTAAGATTTTTTAGTAAAAAGCCTTTACTTACAGAAAAAATCATAGTATCATTGTTTCAGATGGCTGCTGCTATATTAAAGCTTTCTCTTTGGATACAGTAGGTTTGAGGGTTTTTCTCTATGCCTCTTAAAACATCTCAGGAGCACATACAATCGTTGAGAAGGAAAGTAGTGGGATCAGCAGTCATTAAAGGTCTTACTGCTTCTGAGATAGCAGTTAGGCTTGAAGAAGATGGATTGCTGAATCCTGATACTGAACAACCATTCTCTATAAGGACAATAAATCAAGACATAGCTGCTATTGAGGAGGCATGGCACGATGAGATGCTCACAGATATATCTGAGCATCGTGCTAGAGTCCTTGCTGAGATAAGAGAGCTGAAGAGTTCTGCTTGGGGAATAGGAAAGCTCACCATAGTCTCAAGAGCAATAGAGCAAGAGGTAAGCCTTTTAGGGCTTAACAAGCTTGAGAGGATGGGTGTTGAGGTTGCCTTAGCAAATCTATTCAAAGGCATGCCTAAAGAGGTGTCATCTCAGCTAAGAAAGCTTCTAACTGAGAAAGTAGCAGACAGAAAGAATAAGAATGATGGCCCCAAGCAGCTGAGACAGCTTGCCCCTATAAATAAGCCTAAAGTTGAGAGGGTAGCAAGAGTATGACGGCCTCTCCCGCATTACAAGATGATCTTGGTCGATTAGCTGATAATATACTCAATACTTACAACATTGATGACATTGAGGATCTTCTATCAGAGATTGACTATGAATCATACGGAGCAGACCCTGTAGGATTTTGTAAAGAGGCTTTGGGACAAGATCTTACCGAAGATGTAAAGACGATGATGGAGACTATTCTCCATAATCCTATCACCGTTGCTGTATCAGCTAATGCTGTAGGCAAGACACATGGTGCTGCTTGTGTAGCAATATGGTTCAAGAAGTGCTTGCCTCAATCCCAAGTCATAACTGCTACAGCGCCTCCAGCAGAAAGAAACCTGAAAGCAAAACTCTGGGGTGAAATCCGAACACAGATAAAACTCAGTCCGAAGATATTTGAAAACGACAAAGTCAACACCCTTTATATTGAAGATGGTGAATATCCGAAAAGCTTCATACAGGGTGTTAGCATCCCTATGTCTGGTTCAGAAGATGAGCGTGAAGCTAAGTTCTCAGGAATACATGCCCCTAATCTCCTGTTTGTTTTAGATGAGGGTGATGCTATACCGGATGAGATTTACAGAGCAATTGAGTCGTGTATGAGTGGCGGCTTTGCTAGGCTTTTGATAATGTTCAACCCTAAGAGAAGGCTTGGTGCTGTCTATAGAATGATCAGAGACCAAAAATGCGCCGTTGTACATATGAAGGCCTTTGATCACCCGAATGTTGTAACTGGAAATGAAGATATACTTGGTGCTGTTACAAGAGAACAAACTGTAAAGAGGATAAATGAGTGGACGAAGCCCCTTCAAGATCATGAAGAGCCTGATAGCTCGTGTTTTAAAGTCCCTGGATTCCTAGCTGGATC